GTTTTTGTAACTTGGTTTATATTTTTAGCTTCATTAGTTAAAGTATTCTTTACAGAACTATTTCGGTCTAATAATTGAGATGTTATCTCTTTAAATTGACTAGGTGTTTTTGCTTTTGTAGCTTCATTGATTATTTTAAGGTTTCTCTCAAGTAAAGCTTCTAAATCAAGTGCATTTAGAGTTTTATAACCTGCACCTCTTGGTAATATACCTCCTATAAAGCCACGTAAAGAACCACCAGTTAATATATCTGCATATTTAGATACGTTATAACCAATCTTCTCAACTAATCCTCTTTCCTCTATTCTATTCATTAATTTATTAACAGCTTCAACATTTTTCTTAACTAAAGCACGAGTGTCATATAGTTTACTCATAGCTTCATCTGCTTTTTTAGCAACATTAGACGTTAAGCCACTTCTAGCAACTTCTTTTACGCCTTTTCTTGTATTCTCAAACATTTGTGCATTAATTGAAGTTAATGGGTCACCCATTTTATTAAAGGCTTTATCACCAAACTCTTGTCCATAATTTCTAGCAATATCATTTATTTCTAATTTATTTAATCCATCTGTTTTAGCGATATTAATTAAATCCTCTATATCAGCTTGTTTTACAACATCACCTGTTTTTGTATATAGTTCTGCTAGTTGATTTAAAGCATTATCAACATAATTAACACTCACAGTACCACCTGCTTTAGTTGGTTTAGTTATTGTTAAATCATTTAGTAATTTTTTAGTAGTATCTTGTGCAAACTCGTTATCAACAACTTTTGCCAATTCTGGTATTTTTTTATCAATAGCTTCATTTAGTTTCTGATATGTTTTAATCCCCTTTGTATCAACAAGACTTAAACCAGCAGTTCCTTTCTTAATATCTTGTGTAGTACCTTGTAATACTTCACCAATAGCTTTTTCTTTTGAAATTACTGGTGTTATACCCTCTTTGGTCATTGTTATAAGTTTCTCTGTAGCACGAGGTATTCTAGTTGTTATTTCTTCAGCTGCCTTTATTCCTGTTGTAACAGCCTCACTTCCTGCCTTTAAAGCACTTACAACTGGTTTTTTAGCAAGTCCAAAACCTACTAAATCAGTTAAAAATGAACCTAGTCCTAATGTTGCATCAATATCTCTTTTTTTAGTTTCATCTAATGAATTATATTTTTCATAAATACTTTTTACAAAATTACTTTCTGTTAGTGGTTTTACTGTACTAGATACACCTGCTTTTAAAACGTCTTCACCTGCTTGTGGTAACGCTGTTTTTACTGCACCTGTAAACAAATCACCACCTACTTGTGATATTCCACCAAGTCCTATACCTGCTTGTTGAGCAAAACCTCTTACCATGCCTTGTTCACCTCTTCTTGATGCAGTTTTAGCTTCTTGTGACTTTGCAAAAGTTTCTTTAACAGTATTTATTAAATTAGAACCTGTTTGTTTTATATCCCCAAAAGTTTCTGATAAAGAATAACTATTTAACTCATTTGATGGTTGAATATTACTTAAAGCATTGTAGCTTGATTTTCCGTATTTTTTTTCAAACTCTTGTTGTGATAATTTTACCATATATTTTTTATTGTATTAATTGTAATATTTCTACTGTTCCATCACTATTCTTTGTTGCGTATGTTCCGTCTTGTAGTTGAAATACTCCAACATCAGCTCCATTACCTCCACGATAGATATAATCAAGTTTTGCATAATTATTGATTTTATCAAGTTCTGCTTTGAATGATTTTTCAGATGTGTTATATCCAACAACTTTTCCATTATCATCTCTTATAGCCCATTTATTTATCTTAGTTGCAGAATTTGATAACAATTCAAGTTCTTTGTCTGTCAAAGCTCCAAATGTAGCACCATTTGCTTTAGCACTTGTTAATGAATCAATAGATAATTGTGATGATAACTGGTCTACATTTGCAATATAATCTTGTCTAGCACCTGTTAATGATGCACCTAAATCTTTTGCTGAACCTCCTGGACTAAATATAGCCTTAAATATCTTACCTGGTATGCTACTTGCTGCTCTTGAGAATACACTTGTTCCAACTGATGTTTGTATACCCCTGTTATTAGTTAAGTCAGTTATTTGTTGAACCTTATTTTGTGCCTGTGCTGCTGTTATTGGTGTTAATACAAGACCTTTTTTCTTGACATCTTCTTTAGCTCTTGATTCTGCTATGTCTTGATATATTTTACTTATCTGTGCTTCTTCTAATCTTCTTTTATTTCTACCAATATAACTTCCACCCAATGATATAGCTTCTGCTTCTGTTTTAGCATTTCTCATCTTTGTTACAACTGAAGCAGGTGCTCCGTCTGCAAGTGCTTGAAGTGATAAATCTGAAATCCTTTGCAAATTCTTTTCTTCTGCATCTAATTTTCTCTTTCTATCATCTTGTGCAGTTTCAAATTGTCTTTGCTCTGCTTTTGTAAACAGTTCTTTGTTTTCTGTATAAGTAAACAATAAAGCATCTAATTTGTTTTTTTGGTCTTCAACTTTAGCCTTAACTGCTCTGTCAGCAATATCTTTAGCACTATCATATTTTCCTTGTTTTGCCATTTGAACAACTGCTAGGTCGGCTAGTTTACTTGCATTGTTTCTTGATATTTCAGTAACAGTATCTGCAATACTTTCTTTAGTAGCACCTGGCATTTTCATTAATGCTTCAATACGTCTTCTACCTGCTAGTGCCTCATCATTTAGTTGTGCATTGGCAGCATCAAGTTCTACTTTTGCAGGGTCTACCGTTCCAGCATACTGGTCAGTAGTTAATCTTGTTTCACCCATTACATTTGATAATGTGTCTTGTACACCCTGTCTTTGACTTGCAAGTGTATCAGCAGTAATACCATTAACATTAATAGGTTGTCCTGTTGTAGCAGTCTGTGTAGGCTGTGGTGTAGGTGTTGTAGCAGAAGTGCCTAGTATATTCTTTAATACATTCTCTGTTGCTGTAGGGGCTTTTGTGCCTTGTAAAGTAGCTATCCTTGCTTCCTCTGCAACTGCTCTAGCTGTGTCTGCTTGACCTTTAGATATTATGTCAGATTGCAAAGTTACTGCACCTGTTGAAACTTGTGGTTGTGTTACACTTATACCTTGTGTATTTTTAGTATTAGCACCTGTTATAGTTGAACCTGTTGTTGCTGGAGGTGTTAAGTTTATTTTTTGTCCTACATTAATTTTATTAACGTCAGTAATATTATTCAACTTAGCAAGGTCTGCAACAGTTGTGTTGTTTTGTGCCGCAATTTTTGTAAGATTGTCACCAGAGGCGACTGTATATTCTGCCATATATTTATAATTATATCAAAGGTTGGTTAGTTTTGCTAATAATATTTAAACTATGTAATTCATTTTTTCCAGTAAATAGAAAACATATTTTAAATTGAATGAAAGTATCTGTCTGGTCTGATGTACCTATAGGAAATTCTGCAAATTGTTGTACCTGATTGCTGATTGATTCCTCGTTTGTAATTGTCTTTAATTTATTCCATTTCATAAATCTTGCTTTTGAAGTTCCTGTAGCACCTGTGTAGGTTTCATCAACAGTTACAGTCCATGTTCCTGCGTTATTGACTGCGTTTGTGATATGTGAACATTTACCTCCACCAATACCTTGTGTTATTTCTATTTCCCCACCTGTTCCTGATGTCCAGTAGTCTGAAACCACCACTGCACTGTTTAATACAGTAAAGGTTGTAGTTGATGTCCACGTTATTGTAGCTTCAACTCCAGTATCTTCTTCTGAACGTGATTTTATGTAAATTCTATCTGATGAATTGATAAGTTTTTTATGTTTAACAAATATCTTTTGCCAAGTGTCTGTTAGTTGTGATGATTCTACTTGTGGTGTTATGAAATATCCATATTTTTGTTGTGTATCATTTGTGTCATCATAGAATATGTAACCTTGCTCTGTTGTAGCATCTGTAAATACTCTAGCACCTGCTAAAAATGACCCATTTGTTGTAGATATTGGTGAGTCTGGTATTGTCATTTCTGATAATGCACCTACTAATTTAACTCTCACTTGACCATAGTCTGTAATAGTTGTAGCTGGATAATCTGGCGATAAAGTCAAAGCATGTTTATGAACTAACCCATTTTCAGGTGTATATTCATACACACCTGAGTGTATAGTTTCCTCAATAGTACCTGTAAAGTCATTATTTAAGTTATTTATCAATATATTTACACGACTATCAATAACACTCATACCATTTGGATGTATAAAACGTCTGTTTCTTGAAATTGCTGGAAATGCAAGTTTTGTTTTTCTATTTTTTCTATAAAATCCTGTAAGTTTTTGAAAGTTTCCTCCATTAAAAGCTAATAAGTCACCATTTGTATCAACAATATAAGGTATGTCATCTTTAATAACACATGATAAAGCTCCAGATGATTCAAGTCTATATGATGCTGTTGGTATTTCTGATACACCATCCCATGAATACACTCTACCTTTTCCACCTGCACGATTTACAGTACCAATCCATATTCTTGAAGCTGATGCTCGTAACCATGTTATATAGTTGGTTTCAGTATTTCCAAGTTGTAGTGTATAAGCTCCAGTTGAAACAATAGCACCCATAGTTGTTGAAGCTGCACACGATTTTATTAAAGAACCATTATCTGTTACATATATTCTACTATTAAAATTTGTCATCATGTGAACTTGGTTTGATGATGAGTTAAGTGCACGTGTAGTAGCACTCCAGTTTGTACCATCATGCTCGTATAGTTTATCTAAACCTGTTACATATAGATAACCATTACTTGCTACAAGCATATCAGAGCCACCATATATATTAGCTGGTGCATTAGTAGTGGTATCTTGAGAAGCATTATTTTGTAGTCCTATCTGTCTACATGTATAACCTGTTGATGTTTCATTACCAACTAAAGAATATATATACTCATTTGATGACACTTTAAAATATGCAAAAGCTATAGGGCAATACATTGATGCTGAAATTAATGAGTCATCAGTTTGTGGTATTAATCTTTTACCAACACGCATCTTTCCTACATTTTCTTGTAAGTCTATATTAAATGAATTTTGCATTGTTCCTAATACATCTGATGTATTTGATTGTACAAATGTTTTTGTTTGTTGGTTTGGTATTGTTATTATTGACATATATTTTTATTTATTAAGAACTTGTAATTACTTCCCAAGCTGTACCATTGTAAAAGTTTAATTTATTTGTTGTTGTGTTGTATATTAATAACCCTTTTGTAACAACTAAGCCATCTCTGTCTGTTGTTGAGTATTGCGTTGGATATACTGCAAGTTTTTTAATAAAATCTGCAAGTATTTCCTGTGTAATATAATCTAGTGGATAGGTAAGTTGTTGTACAAGAGTAGGTAATACTAAATTTATAGCAGTATTTTCTGCTGGTTTATTTATTTGTGGTTGTAATGTAGTTAAATTATTCATATTATTGATTTTTACCTCTATTAATCCATGTTGATGCTGACTTTGCTGTATTTGATAATGTTGCTGTTGCTGACTTTGCTGTATTTGACATTGCAGAAGTAGATGTTTTTATTGTATTTGACATTGCAGAAGTTGCCGACTTTGCTGTTGATGACATTGCAGAAGTTGCTGATTTTGCTGTATTTAACCAACCAGTGTATTTAAACAATAAAGATATTCCAGTAAGAACAAAAGTTACATTTTCTAAAATATATATATAAGTTCTTTTAAATACTGAATCAACACCATTTAATATATATGTCCCAGCTGATAGTGCCAAGAATCTTCCCCAACTCATTAAATTATCGATTGCCGTATATGTATAACTTGCTGAATTTACAATTATATTATAACCAATTAATAATATATTTGATATTCCGAAAAAATAAAAATTAACTGAATCTAATATAAACATATAAGTTCTTGTAAATATGTTAGATATTCCTGTTAAAGTATATGTAGTTACATCCAATGCTATTCCATAACCTTTTATAATTATGTTAGATATTCCTGATAATGTATATGTGCCAACACTTAAAAGTAAATAAAATCCTCTATTTAGTCCTATAGATAATCCAGAAAAAGTATATGTACCAACTTCACTTATAAATATATAAGTTCTTGTGAATATATTAGATATTCCTGTTAAATTAAAATTAACTAAATCTAATGCAAGGGTAAAACCTTTATTTAAAATACTTGTAATACCTGTAAAAGTATAAACAGTAACATCACATGTATTTACATAAGTTCTTGTAAATAAGTTTGATATTCCTGATAAAATAAAACTTGAACTATCAGCTACCATTGTTGTTAAAAAAATCCATCCAGTATTTCCAGATACATTTGTTGAATTTATTGCGTTCCATGTTGCTCCACCTGTAGCAGTTGAGTCTTTTAAAGATAAATAATTACTATTTACAGTTCCACTTGATTTTGAAAGAGAAAATGCTGTACCATTAGATGTAGATTGTATTGTTATTATATTTCCAATAGTACCCATTGTTGTAAATGAAGAAACAGTTTGTGTTGTACTTATAGTAAATTGACAAACATGAGTAGTTGAACTTATTTTAAAATCATTAAAAGTATTTGCACCTGTAACAGTAAATACTCCTGTTCCTGTTCCTGCTAATTCAAAATTATAATAAGTTTTACCACCTCCTTGAAAAATTGATGTTTGGGTTAAAGATGGATTAAAGATGATAGTAGATGTTCCAGCATTTAATGTTACGTTAGCAGGTATACTCATAATCCATGTAGGAGAAGAATCAACTGTACAAGTGATTGTACTAGAACCTAAGTTTAAAGTTGTAGCCGCAGTTTGACCCATAGCAAACCTACCTAATGTCATATTATAGTTATTTGTATTAAACGTACCTCTTGTCATGTTTAATATTTTTGTAGAAAAAAAAGTATCACCTAAATCTACAGATGTTTTTGTAATTGATGTTTGTGAAATACTCATTTGTATATATATTCCATTACAAGTAATGGTTGTAACACCAGTACCCTGTACTGTTATTGTACCTGTCCCCCCCGTACCAAACGTCATACCGGAACCAAGAATAAGGTTACCATATAGGGATATTGAACTTGCTCCACTTGGTTGAAAAGTTCCTGTAAATCCAGTAAAATCTAAACTTAATGTATTTCTACTAGATGTCATCGTTACTGTAACAGCTCCACTATTAGCATCAAAAAAAACATCATCAGAAATTGTAGGTACAGCTGACCCACCTCCACCACCTGATGTGGTAGACCACTTTGTACCAGCTGTAGCATCCCAGTCTGCTGTTCCTCCTACCCAATATCTATTTGCCATTGCTTTTTATTAAGCTATTGTTAATACACCATTAGCTGCATCAAAATCCAAAGTAAAAGTTTCACCTGATGCTAAACTTATTGATGAACCATAATCATAAAAACCTATTAACTCTTTATTTGTAGCTGTATCGTTGTAGATAGCAATATATCTGAAAGGACCAACAGAACCTGTTGCTGTTAATACAAGGTCTGCTAAAACTAATTTATATGTACCTGATGTTTGTGCTGATGAAGTTGTTGTAAGGTTAAATGGTGTAGCTCCTGATAAGTTTGTTGTAGCTAATACTGATGTAAGGTTAGCAAATACAGTATTAGCTGATGTTGGTAACGTGTTTGTAAGAGCTACTTTTAAAGTATCTGAACCTAAGTTATGTACTTTTTCTGCTACTGCTTCTACAAATGAATTAAATTTGTTAAATGTTGCCATATTATTTTATTTTATTTTATTTTAATTATTAATTTTGACCAAAGTCAAATGGAGTTTTTGATAATATTTTTCTAACACCTCTATCTTTCTTGCTGTATACTTCTGATATTTTCTTTTCTAACAGTAATTTTCTTTGGTACAGTATGCTTTCATTACTTAAAGAATTTCTTTGTGCATACTTACATGCTGGTGCTACTACCAAGTATTCATGCAACCTGCCATCAATACCTGGTTTCTTTGTTGTGTCTGATGTTGTAAAATATGAACCTTCTCGATTTATAAACATCTTTAATCCATTTGTTTGTGAATAGTTAGGTATTACATCAAAAATTATTCCATTACCTGTTCTGTCATAAGATGTTGGTTGTCCTGTTATATTTAATCCATCATAGAATGCTTCTGTATCACGATAAGATTGCATATCAACTTGTGGTATCTCCTCATACACTCCTGATGGATTCATTACCATTACCTTGTAAATATCAAGAACAAGATTTCCTGAACCATCTTGTGTATAACTGTAATCTCTCTGTGCTGATACTAAGTTTGTTGTAATTATTGGATAATCAGTAAAGTTAGTATCATCGTATTGACCTATACCACAACTTCTTATTGCTAAATCTATAGCATCGTCAAGTGCAACATTAATATCCAACACCTTCGTTGCCAATGGATATGTTGTCGTATTTGTTTTTACTTCTACATCTATTAATGCGAATATGTTTGTTGCTGTTAAAGACATTATTTTATGGGGTTATTATGGAGGACGTTGCGACACACCCACCATAATAGCCCCACAAGGGAGCTATTGTAGTTATGCTACTAGAATATCAAATAACACTGGTGTTACTTTTGCAAAAGCTTTTATTCCTATATCAATTCTTGAAGTGATACCGATACCTGATACAAGTCCAGGGTCTTTCTCATCTACAATTACTTGACCATAAGTAGCTCTTAGGATTCCTAGATAATACACTTTCTTAACACCACCTATAGCGTGACCTGCTGTAAGCAAGTTTGACCTATAGTGAGTCATTCCCATGTAATCTATTCCACCTTTCACACCACCTTTCAAAGCATTATCTGCTGTTGAAAATCCGTTAGCCATCATAAATGACTGTAGTTTTTCAAAGTCAGCAGGTCGCCATACGATAAATCCACCATTTCTCTCATATAATGTATCACCTTTAGCTTCAGAGATTTCTCTTTGTATACCTGTGATGATGTCATCTATGTTAGATGTAGAAACTGTGATGTTACCTGCTGCACCTCCGATTGAAGCGTTATCAAAGTCTGTAAGCTGTGCATGTTGTGCATAGATAAGAGATTCGATAGTTTCATTTAACATTACACCCATGTGGTCTGCTGACTCCATTTGTGTTGTATATGTTGATTGTGCAAGGTCGGCTCTATCAATTATTTCTGATACAATTCTACCTGTTGAGATAGTAACTGTTTCATCTGTAAGTGCTACTGCTGCTTGAGTGTAAGCTGTATATCTTGTTAATGTTTGAACTGTTGCATCTGTTCTGTAAGGATTGTGTAATACACGTGAGTCGTTTATCTCAACACGCATAAAATCTTTCCATTTTGTTTGCTCTGACAGTCTTTCTTGAACTTTAACTGCCCAGTCTTCTGCGTATACTATTGCCATATAATTTTAATTGTTTAAATAGTTAATTTTGCTAATTTGTCGCAACTATTTAAAGAATTATTAGATAACTTTATCCAGTAGGGTTATCAGTGAACATATTTCGCTCAGCAGTTTTTGCCATTTTAGCATTAACGTAAGCTTGTCTAAGTTTTGGTTCACTGGCTGGTGGCATTTCGCCTTTTGCTATCCAATACTCAACAGAACTGCTGTTAGATTGACCTGAACGCTTTGAGTTTGTTGGGATTGCATCTTCTGCTTTCTTGTCATCTCTCATTGCTTTTAGTTCAGCTTTAAAAGCTCTACTATCAACAACATCTTCTATTGATTTACCACTACTTTTTACAAAGTCTTTGACTAAATCTATTTCATCGGCATCAGTTATTTGTTCTGACCTTAGAAACATTCTGTCAATTCTGTCTAAACCTTCTTCTTTTTTTGATTCTACCTTTTCAGCAACTTTATTTTCTACACCTAGCTTCTTTCGAAGTTGTGATGCTTGTCTATCAAGTCTTGCTAATCTAGCTTCATCTGTTTCCCTTGGTTTTTCCTCAGGCAAATCTGTATCGTCTAAATCTATTTCTAAATTTAATTCTTCTTCGTTTTCCATATATTTTATTCAATGTTTAGGTTTGAGAACCATTTAATTTATAATCAATTTATCTAATTGAGAACTCTTTTGTTTCACTTTTTGTTTAGGATAAGCGATAACCAAATTGACTATATTGTTCTATATACAACTCTAACAATTGCTGTACCTGTACCTGCTGCAAACACTGCTGTTGCATTTGATATGTATAGACCAATTCCTTTTATAGAAGCTGTTGCTACATCAGACAATGTTGCTGGTGTTCTTGTTGAGTAAGTTGTACCTGCTGCACCTGTTATAACTGTTGCAGCTATTGTAGAAGCTTGTACTGATGTACCTGCTCCGTTTGCTGTTGAGTTATATTGTACTGATACAACACCACCACCTGTAAAAGCTGTTGATGTTCTAGTAATTATTAATTCTGTTGATTCAACAATTATTGCTTTGTTTGAAACTGCTGGTACTACAAGTACAGGAGTTGTATACATTGCTATAATTTGTGCAGCTGTTAAAGTTACTTCAACTGTTTGTGGGTATCCTTTAAGTTCGTTTTCTAATGATTGATTTGTTGTTGCCATTTTATTTTATATTTTTTATTAATGATAAATAATTAATCCCAATGTAATGTTACATCGAGTGTTCCACCTATAGTCGCAAATAAGCCTGTACTGAAAGCCACATTACCAAGATTGTGGTATCCAACTGCAGGTGTAATAGTATTGTTTATTACAGTAGTTGCTGCCGATGTGTTATCCCAAAATTTTATTGTTCCTGCTGTTGTAGAGTTTACATACATACCAACCAAGCGACCATAACCTGTTTTAATAAGTGTTGATGCTGTTAAATTTGTGTACTTTGTTGATGTCATATATTTATAATTATATCATGTTATTATTTATGTGCAAATTTATATTGCTGGGTTTTCTTTTTTAGGAGTTTCTTGTTTAACTTTGAAATGTAATATCTCTTCTATAGCTAATTGTATTCCTGTTAATCCTTCTGATACAACTTTTATAGCCTCACCTGTTTGTTCGTTATTTAGTTTTGATTGTGCAATTTGTATTGCCCAGTTATACATAGGATTATAAACAAGGTTTGCTTTAGCAACACCATTTGATTGGATTGCTACTAGCATTACTTTTCTTATAGCTTCAATCAATGGAGTATTTTCGTTAAGCTGTTGTAGCAATGCTACTTCTTTATCTGATAAATGTGCGTTTATTATTGTTTCTTGCATATTGTTTATTTTAAATTAATTATTAATTAAGCTGTCGCAACTGGAGGCATAGTTTCTAATGCAGGTTGTACAGATTCTGTACTTACAAATGTCATAGGATTAAGTCCTGAATATTCTAGTATTTCATTAAATGCTTTTTTAGCGTTAGGGTCTTGCAACACTTGTGGATTTGAAATTACTTCTCTAAAAATGTTAGTTAATTTATCTGTCATTTTTGACAAATCTTTTTGTCTACCTGCTACGTTTATTTTAATATCCATTGGTAAATCTTTTAATTCGTCATTAAGTAATTTTAAAAACTTTGTAGATTTACCCATGTGCAATTCTTTAACAATTATTTTGTATTGGTCTATTTGAGCTTGACTCATTAATCTACCATTAATCATTTCAGTTTTAATCTTATCATTAGTTTCACATTCAACTACATTTTTTACAGTTGCTTGTAATTCTTCAACAGATAATTCATCAAGCCATGAGTAACCCTTTCTCATTTCTTTAGAAAGTATTGGTAATATGCAATCTCTATATACTTCACCTATAAAATCAGCTAGTTTATTTCTTTGATAGTCATGCTCTTGCAATCCGTTAGATGTTTTTAATTGTTCTAATGCAAAAGGTGTACCTGATGTTGGTGTAACAGCAAGTGATGACTCAGAAGCTGACCCAGTTGCTCTTGCTAATGCTTCCCATTTTCCAATTGAATTATAAAAAGCTGTTTCATTTATTACTTGAAATTGTACTTGTGATAGGTCTGAACCATCCCTCATTTTTATAATTTCTCCAGGTGATAAATCTTTAATATTGTTTTGTCCTGCAATCTCTGGGTCATTAGTTTTTAATAACATTAATGATGCAACATCAAGCATGTCTTTAAGTTGTATCATTGAATAGTTTACCCACATTTGTGGTTCAAACAATTCTTCAATACCTCCTTTATTTAATGCACGCCCATATATTGACATAGAATTACCACCACGCTTGTACATTTTAAATATATCTTTAGCATTGTCTTGTTTATAAAATGTTATACCTGCCTTTTGACCATCTGCTTTTGTATAATAACTTACAATATGTCTTTGTCTTGAATATTTATCTTCATCATCTTCTTCTGTATCATCAAACCATGACTTTTTAAACATTCCTTGTAGTTCATATACTTCTATGTATTTACCAGGTGTTTTTGCTTTTATATTTTTATTACCATTACTCATTTCAGATTGTGCCATCATTAAACTCTCATCAATAGCTTCATTATCCCATATACCACGTTTGTTCTCCATATCTTCAACAGAATACATGTGCTTAATGCATATAGGTCCAGACTTTATATCTGTTTGGTCTACAAAAGCAAGTGACTGCATTGGTATAACCTCAACATAATCTTTATTTTTTTTAACTAATGCACCTCCAAAATCAAATGATTGTATAGCTACAGTATCAATAAACTCATCAATATGATTATCTAATGCCCAAGTGTTATGATATTTCTTTGTAAGAAATGATAGGTGATAGTTATCAGGATTATCAACATACATTTCAATATCTTTTACATCAAATCCTTCTGAGCGATATGCTAGTTTTGCAATAGGTAAGATAATGTTGTGATATGGTCTTGACCCATCACCATTTACACCTTTAATATATTTAGAATCTTTTGCATATATAGTCTTCTTAACATGGTCATACATTGACCAATCAAGTCCATCTGCAATAGGAACACCTCTTGTTTGATAACTGTTTTCTTCTTCTGATATGTATTCAAATATATTTTTTGCCATTATTTTAATATTGATGTTATTTGTTTTTCTAGTATTGTTAAATAGTTTGCATTGTTTAGAAACTTCTTTAATAACATAGGTTTTATCATTTTGCTGTATGTTAAACCATTTTTTGTAATACTGATTGATGTTTTACCAGATATTTTATTAGGTAATAATTTAAACAATACTTGTAGGTTAGTGCCTGTAAATTCATAATCTTCTTGTGCTGTCATCAATACTACTTTTACAGTATCATTAGGTACTATTGCTTTAACTGTAGATTTTACCTTAGGAGTTATTTTTTCTTTTTTAATTGCCATATAAGTATAATTATATCATTAGATTATTATATTGCAATATTATTTTTTCTAGCGTTGAACTTTTTTGCAGAGTTCCAGGGTGTTGTATTAAGTATTTTACTTTCATCAGAAGCATACATAAATAAAGCATACCTCATAGCATCCATCGCATCATCATTCTCTTTAACAGGGTTTTCTATATTCATTTTTATATTATAACAATATGACTCAATCTCTGATATTGTATTTACGCATCTTTTATTAATATATAATCTTTGATTTCTTATAAGCGATACAACTTTATCAATACCAGATTTAATGTCTTTATTTACATCTTTAACATAAAATCCTGCTTGTCTTAACATGTGTACTCTATCAGCCTCAGCACAGTCAGGATAGACGTATGTGGGCTTCCATGTACCAAGATACTCTATAGCTTCTTCTGTTGTCTTTCCTGTTTCATAAAACTCCTCATCAATAAAGAATGTTCCATCTTGGTCTACAAATATTCTAAGCATAACTAATGGGTGAACAAATCCCCAGTCAATACCTGCAATTTCTACTTTTTTATTTATAGTAGCATCATCTCCATAAGTATGTAATTGCCGATTAAAATCCTTATATACAAGACCTTGGACCTTTCTAAAGTCTGCCATATACTCCTGTGCAAACACATCTTGGTCTTTATTCTTTCTTAACTTTGCAAGTTCTTCAGGGTCGTTGAATGGGTTATCATAAGATGTTGCATGGGATACAAACCAATCTTTATCATTAATATTCTTGTTATACAAATCATAAAAGTAATTAAAACCATTAGGTGTTGAAGCTAATATTAATCTACCTTTTGAAGTAAGAAGTGTTGGCTCTATAACCTTTTCAAACTTATCCAAAAATTCAGGATAGAAAGCACACTCATCTAAAATAACCAAATCATTTTCAACACCACGACCTTTATCTCTGTTCTTTACAGCTTCCCAACCTGCAAGTCTTAATGTTGATGTTCCTCCAAATTTATTTCTAATAGTCATCTCAAGTAAGACTTCATTTGTTTTTACAATCGCTTTGCCAAAGGTTTCTTGTAGCATTCCCCAGATAATGTCCCTTGCATCACTTGCAGTTGGTGCATAATATGAAACAAGTGCATTGTCTATAGTATACAATGTTATGAATGCTTCATATGTTAAAACAGTAGATTTTCCACTGCGACGTCCCCAGTTGAGCATCTTGTAGCGATGATTACTCTGTACTACTTGGCTCTGTTTGTTGTTTAGTGTCTGCATTTAATTTAGCTATTACTTCTGATGGTAATATTACAACGTTCGTTTCATTTTTGTTATCTGTTCTTATTGTAGCAGTTCCATGTAATCTGTCTAGGTTGTCTTTGTAAAATCTATAATCTCCTTTTCTTGCTGCAATCATTCCATTGGCTATTATTTCAGCTTCTAACTTCTCTACTGTTGTAGCGTTCTTTTTAGCTAACATCTCCATAGCTTCTCTATAGATTGTTGCATAGTTTCTTAATCCGGGTGGTCTTCCCGGCCCAGCGTCTTTCTTCAAGTTCTTATTTTGTGGCCGTTCTACGGATTTTTCTCGGTTTTTGTCCATGTTATTTCTTTTCCATTTAGTTTAATATTTTCATTGCCTGTATAGTCAACGTATCTTTGTACTATAACGTCAACGTACTTTGGGTCAAGTTCAATGTGGTAACTTTTGATACCCATTTTTTCACAAGCAAGTAATGTTGAACCAGAACCTGCAAAGGCATCTATGACAGATGTTGGTTTACTGTTTCTAATTGCCCTACAAGCAAGTT